ACCCAACATACTTTGACGAACTAGCCTTTGTTGTTAATAACCAAATGCGTGGCGACCTACTTGTTGACAGAATCCTTTCTGGTCAATCTCGTGAGCAGTTGCTACAGTGGACAACTACAGGACAAGGTAAGTTCTACATTCGTCAAATGGGTAAAACCCAAGACGAAGCAATTAGAATGGTTGATGAGCAAATTATATTTGTTCAGAAATATCTGCCTACTTTTGAAGCACGTCAAATGGCTCTTAAGGGTGAAGTAACTCCTTCAGCACTTCGACGTGAATTGTCAGAGTATCTAGACAAGATGTCTCCTATTCACCCACTTGACATTGAATACTCAAATGCAAGCCTCACGGGTAATACTGGAGCAGCCATTGATGCAGCATTAGCAAAAACCTGGAGATTCTTAATGAAGCCAGAAAATGCTATCCGCGAAGTATGGGGTACAACACGCCATAATGCGATTGTTGCCGAAAGAGCAGAACGCTTGATTGCTCAGGGCCAAACAATTGACGTATCTACTCTTAATACAATTCATCACGCAGCGGCGATTCAACTTGTTGATGAAGTAGCAAAGGTGTTTTATACAATTCCACGTCAGCACCGTGCGCTTTACCTCGCTCGTGGACTTGCAACGTTCCCTAACGCTGCTGCTTCTGGTATCTATCGTTATAGCCGATTTGCAGTTAAGAAGACTCCACGCTTTGGTGGCTTCCTAAATAGTTACTATGGTCTCTATAACTCATTCGGTGTAGACGAAAATGGCAATCCAGTTGATGACCCAATGAAGGCCAAGTTCCTTCTTGTTCCTGGAACCAAGCAAATGGGACTTAACAATGGTAAAGGTGTTATTGTTAACTCACGTGCTACAAACTATGTAGCAAACTTCCCAGGTGCTTCCTGGATGGTGCCTATTGCACTCAGTAAGATTTATGGAAATAAACCAAACAATGAAGATGAAATCAAGAAAATGATTGACTCTACATTTGGCAACATTCCTGGATACTCTTACGATGAACTATTCCCATATGGAATTGAACCAGATGTATCTAAGCAAGTTACTAGCACATTTACCCCAGCCTGGGCACGTAACCTAATTATGGGTTTGAGCCCAGACAAGACAAATAAAATGTTTGTTGATTCTTGGATTTCAGAAAATAATCGTCAATGGATTCTATACGATATGGGCAAAGGCCCTCTGCCAACAGATAAGTCTGTTCTTAATGGAGCAAAGAGTATTTATCTACGCAAGTTTCGTACACAGTTCTTCTCGATTATTGGTACACCACAGTATGTAGAAACACGACCAGATTCTTTGTATCGTGATTATTACTACAGTCTTGTTACCGAATATCAGTTAAAGGGTAAGTCTTCAACAGAGGCAAGCAAGTTAGCCGAAGAAGACTTTAACAAATATATGCAAGCAGAGACTGGCTCACAGTTCCCTATGGACCGACTTTTTGTTGGTTCTCAGGATTCCGTTACATATATCACCCCAAGCCAAAAGGCTTACGACAGAATTTGGGATAACTTTCCTGAACTTGCAACTAAGTTGCGCCAGGTTGACCCATCTGTAATTGGCCTTATGGTTGCTGACCTACCTAAGGAATATAGCCCTCAGGTTAATAAGTTTCTTAACTCAACAACTGCTCGTTTCCCAGATGGAACAATGGTCAACAAGGCTCTTAAAACACCTCAGTTAGTTGAAGAGGAAATCGAGAAGTCACGTTACTGGGCTGCATATACAGCAGAAAAGAAACGATACAACGAGGCAGCCAAGGCTGCTGGTTACCCAAGTTATCTAAGCGTTCCTGAACTTAAGGATAGTCTTAAGGATTATGCAGAGAACACTCTCGGCAAGGGCAGTTTTGCTTGGTGGCAAGAATACCAAAAGAATGCAACTAAAGGCAATCAGGCTTGGGTTCAATCTCAAGGTCTTGCAACAATTGTTAGAGACCAAGAGTTTATGAACAAATACGGCAAGACTCAGTTCTGGCAGCACGCCAAGGCTTTTGTTAAGTACCGCAACGAATATGCAGCAGCATACAAGGATGCGCCTACTGGTACAAAGGGAATGGTTAAGGATGCCTGGGCCAACTATCTTGCTTCTAGTTATGATATGTGGGACCCAATACTTCAAAGAATGATTACAAGATACTTTGAAAATGATAATATGAGGGAGAACAAATAATGGCAGGTACACCACCACCAGCACCAGGTGGCACTATTGTTGTTCCACCAAAGGCGGATAAGAAAGAAAAAGTTTACATTTGGATGCCAGATTCTAAGGGCAACCTTGTAAAAGCCGATGCTTCTATAATTAAGAAGTCTTTTGCTAAACTTCCTTTGAACTCTCAGATTGCTCTTTCTGAGTATCTTCTTGGTGTATCCAATCGTCAACCTACAGATTCTGCTCGCCAGAACCTATGGAACGATATTGTAGATGGTGCGGTAGCAGCATTCAAGGAAGGCAAGAAGCAGTCTCCTTGGGACGTTCTTCAGGTAATGACCGAGAACTCACCAATGAATCTTGGCGTTACCACAAACATTATTGAATATGATACTGTCAACGCAAACGCTTTGCTCAACAAAATTGCTAAATCAATTGGCTTTGATATGGCACTTCTTACAGATGCTGACAGAGCAGACTTTCTTGCCAAGGTAAACGCTGAGGCTGCAATGGGTAAGACAACCACTCGCAAGGCTACTACTGGTGGCTACGAGACGGTAACAACCCCATCAGCCTTTGACCCTAAGTCTTTTACTGAATCATTCCTCTGGGCTAAGGTAAATCTTGGGGATACTAAGAGCATTCCATCTGCAGCAATTAAGCAGATTTCTAATGTGTCTACACTTCTTAAGGCATATGGAATTAACAACTTAAGTTCAAAAGAAATCAATGCACTTGGAGTAGAGGTAGCCTCTGGCACCAAGACGGTTGACGACTTAAGACTTGAGTTTTCTACAAAGGCGCAGAAACTCTATCCAGCCTACGCTGACCGCTTAAAGTCAACTCCTAATCTTACGATGTCAGATATTGCTGAACCTATTATTGGAACCCTTTCCAAGGTTTGGGAAATGGATGCTGGCTCATTTGAACTATCAGACCCTAACGTAACTCGATTCTTGAATCCAGATGTTACTGGTAAGGCACCTGCCCCATCTATCACAGATGTTTACTACTACGCACTTAATCACCCTAACCGTGAGAAAACAAAAGCAGCAAACGAAGAGGCTAGAGATGCAGCAGTCTCTTTTGCTCGTGCTGCTGGATTTGGAATCTAAATGGCAATTTCCGCAGCCGAGAAGGCAAGACTGCTTAAGATTCAAAAGGCAGCAGAAGCACAGATAGCAAAGAATCAAGCAACCATTGCAAAACTTGAAGCACAACAGGCTGAAGCAGCCAAGGCTAAAGCCGAAGAAGAAGCACTAGCCAAGGCAGAGCGTGAAGCGGCGGTTAAAGAAAATGCTGCAATGCGCCTTGAGCGTATTCGTCTTGAGCGTGAAGCAAAAGAAACTACTGCTAAAAGGAGCGCAGCCCTTGCTGCCAACCCAGCACTTGGTGCTGTTAAAGGTTCTAATATTTTCCAGATGCTTGGTGGAATTCTCTACTATAGTGGAGTTCCATTTACTGGTACCGACAATGGTAAGAAGTATGTAAACGGTGTGGCTACTGGTTCAGTATCTGATTCAACAACAGGAAATGATGCTGTTGCAATTGCAAACGAAACCCCTGGTCTTGCAGTTGATACTTTCCGTAAAACACTTGCTTTGTACTTTGGAGAAACAGAGTCAAAGAAACCTTGGGTAGATTCACTTTATAAGACCGCTTCTGGCTTTTATAAGACTGGTTCTACTGCAGATGAGTCAATGAACCTAGCCTTGATGGCTGCTCGTAATGACCCAAATATGAAGCCATTTACAGACAGATTCTCAGCAATCTATAAGTTACAGGACCTTAAGACTTCAGGAGTATCTGTTGAGGTTCCTACTATTGCAGAGTTTGTTAAGTCTCAGTCCCAGTTAGGTGATGTATTCCGTCGCAGCAATCTTGGTGACCTTGCTACAGATGCTTACACCAGCGAACTACTTGGCAAAGGACTTGCAGTTTCTACTATTGCAGAGAATATTACAAAGGTTTTTGATGTTATTGACCAGGCTCCTAAAGAGGTCAAAGATACAATCAATCGTTTTTACCCAACTGCAGACCGAGGCAAATTAGCCAAGGCTTTACTTACTGGTACAAAAGGTATCGCTGAACTTGAAAAAGAAGTCAAGGGATACCAGGTACTTGCAGCAGCAGAGACTCAAGGTATTGGTGCCAACACACTTACTGATGGAATCACGGCAGCACAAGCGTCAAACTATGCAGCAGGTGGTGCAACATTCCAGTCCGCACTTACTGGCTTTGGCCAAGTAGCAGCAGCACGTCAAACAGAACAGAAACTGGCTGAAATGTCTGGTCAGAAATCACTTGGTGTTGCTGGCTTAGCAGAAGCCGTAATTGGTAAGAAGGCAAGCGCACTTAGCGAACTTGAGAAACTTACACTACAAGAAGAAGCCCGCTTCAAGGCTAAGCCTGGAACTACTTCAGTCAGTCTAGCGTCAGAGCGCAGAGGCGCTGGCTTAATATAAAAAGAATCCTGATGGACCTATCGGCCCCATTAGCGTATAAGACCGATAGCAAGAGCCAGACTATTTCCCCTAATAGAACCTGAGGCTTGCGACTACAACGAATAGAAGGGTGGGTTGCTATGAGCAACAACTACTGGGACGACGAAGACGATGACCTAGATACCGAGCAGTTTGCTGGTGATGGAAGTGACTTGTTAAAGAAGTTACGAAAAGCCAAACGAGCAGATGAGAAGCGTATCAAGGAACTTACTGAGCAACTTGAGGGACTTTCCAAGGTGCAGCGTGAGAGAACCGTAAAAGAAGTCTTAGAAAAGAAGGGTGTTAATCCAAAGGCTACACGTCTTGTCCTCAAGGACTTGGATGACGTTACCGAAGAATCAGTAAATAACTGGCTTGAAGATAACGCAGACTTGTTCGGACTGACTGTACAAGAGGAATCAGCACCTGCTAGTAATGACGTTGACCGTGCTGCATTACGTCAGCAAGACGTTATTACTCAGGGTGCAATAACCCCTGATAGAGCACAAGATGCAGAACTAAGGATTGACGGCGCACAAAGCGCTGAAGAACTTATTGCATTTATGCGCTCGCAATGACAATATCCGTTCATAGTCACTTGGAGGTGACGAAAAATGACAGCAACCACAGGCTCCAGCAATCTTGGAGGAACCGCAGGTAGCGCTGGTCTAGTCCAGAAGGCGTATGACCGTCTTCTAGAATTCGCTCTCCGTTCTGAACCACTAATTCGTTCAGTCGCAGATAAGCGTCCAGCACGCCAAGCAATCCCAGGTTCAACAGTAGTGCTACAGCGCTACGTTGACCTTTCAGTAGCGACAACCGCTCTGACAGAAACAACAGACCCAGATGCAGTAGCAATGTCTACACCAACATCTGTAACCATTACTCTTGCAGAGTATGGTAACTCAGTTCTCGTTACACGTGCGTTGGAACTCTTCAGCCTTGCTGATGTAGACCCAGCAATCGCTAACATTATTGCGTTCAACCTTGCTGATTCAATTGATTCAGTTGCAATGACAACACTTCGCGGTGGAAGCAATGTAATTTACTCAGGCGCAACAGCAACAACAACCGCTACAGTCACAGCAGCAGCAACAATCTCTTCAGCAAATGTCCGCAAGGCAGTTGCTAAGTTGCGTGCAAACAAGGCTGTTGCCCGTAAGGGTTCAATGTACTGGGCTGGTATCCACCCAGAAGTTTCACACGACCTTCGTGCTGAGACTGGTGCTGGTGGATGGCGCTTGCCTCACGAGTACAACGAGAGCCAGAACATCTGGGCTGGCGAAATTGGTTCATACGAAGGTGCATACTTCGTTGAGTCACCACGTCTCTACAATGCTCTTGATGGCGCATCAGGCACCAACCGTGTCTATCGCACAATCCTCTGCGGACAGCAAGCACTTGCTGAAGCAGTTGCAGAAGAGCCACACGTAGTTATCGGTAACGTAACAGACCGCTTGATGCGCTTCCGCCCAATGGGCTGGTACGGCGTTCTTGGTTTCGCACGTTATCGTGAAGAAGCCCTGTACCGTATTGAGTCAGGTTCATCAATCGCTTAGTTGATTGACGGGTGGGGCTAGGGAAACCTAGCCTCATCAGTAAGTTCACTAAGGAGGAACAATGCCAAACTACACATTCACAACGCCAGTTGCTGAAGAAGGTCCTATTGGGGACCACCGTTTGTTCTACTTCTTTAAGATGAACAGAGGTATAACTATCATCAAGTCCAGCGGAACATACCGCCAAGTTAGATATATAACTGATGAAACCCTTGATGACTACACCGAGGTTTATCGCGGTGGATATAACCACACAGTAAATGATGCAACAAAGGCAGCCCTTATTGCTGCCAGCGTAGGGATTACAGAAGCAAACTTTACAATACAGTAGGGGACAAAATGCATAGTCATATCAGCAAAGTTTTGGAATGGGGTTTCAGTGAGACTCACGATTTTGTGGCGACACTGTGGGGCTGCGTGCTCTGTGACCAGACATCGGATAAACCGTTTCTTGAAGAAGAAGATATAAGTATTGACCACACAGCCTGTGACGAAGATTGCTTCGGTTGCAAGGTAAAGGGTTTACAACTTAATGCAGGAGATGCCACTCGTGACATACCTGACAGAAAGTGGAACTCTGAATTGGCTGCTTACCGAGAGGCACGTTCTCACGGAATGCAGCCAGCAGGTACGACAAAGGGTCACATTGAAGAAGCGTACAGAGCCTCGGAAGTTCTTGGTAAGGCTTATGACGCTGACACAATGCCTAAGTCAAAAGATATAAACAAAAACACAGCCGAGGTAATGAAAGAAATAGGAGCAATCTAATGCCAAAAGTAGGAATGAAAGAGTACGCATATACACCTAAGGGTATGGCTATGGCCAAGATGGAAGCCAAGAAGACTGGCAAGAAAATGGTAGTAAGAAAGCCTGTTAAGAAGACAGCAAAGAAGGGTAAGTAAAATGGCAAAGAAACTAAGCAAGCCAAAGGGAGCCTTCCCTAAAGTTGGCGGTGTTGGTGGACGTTCGTTCACTGGTAATTCACCAATGGATAAGTTTCAGAACTTTGCAGTATGGGCAGAAGAGACAACAGAAACACGCAAGGAAAGATTTGAAAATCCTTCCTTGCTTTATGCTGCTGCTCGCAAACTAGGAGTTCCTCAGAAGTCTGTGGAAAAGCAAATTAATGATATTGCAAAGAGTCAAGCAAAGTATGGCGCTTCTGGTGAAAGAAAATCTGAAGATTTATCTATGGAAGATATGATTGGCCGTGCCCGTGCTAATGCAGCACGCACTGGTGCAGGACTTAAAGGTTCTTCTGCAAGCAGAGTCAACAAAACTTACAAGACATACTAAGGAAAATTATGACAGACCCTAGACTAAAGCGGGCGGGAGTATCTGGCTTTAACAAGCCAAAGCGTACACCAAGTCACCCCAAGAAGAGCCACGTAGTTGTGGCTAAAGAAGGTAATAAGGTCAAGACCATTCGCTTTGGTCAACAGGGTGTGACTGGCGACAAGAAGCCAACAGCACGTCAGGCTTCCTTCAAGGCACGTCACGCGAAGAACATTGCTAAAGGCAAAATGTCGGCAGCCTACTGGGCAGATAAGGTGAAGTGGTAATGAAAAAAGCATTTTGGGATAAGAAGAACCCTAAGAAGAAATCAACACCACTTACGCCTGCTCAGAAGACTAAAGCAAAAGCAATGGCCAAAAAGGCTGGAAGGCCTTATCCAAATCTTGTGGATAACGCAAGAGCAAAGAAAAAATAACAAAGGTGGGGACAATGCAAGAGACAGTATCAATCGCTTGGTGCGATAACGGAAATGTAGACGGAAAGTTTATGCACGGAGTAACCGACGTGCTTCTTAAGTCTGGTATCAAATTCGATACATCACTCCGCAGTCAAGGTAATCAAATTGCTCGTCAGCGTGAGAAAGTAATCGGATACTGGTACGAGAAGAACAAGTCTGACTGGTTGCTCTGGGTTGACTCAGATGTAGTTATCAGCGTTGATAAGTTTAAGTTGCTGTGGGATAACAAGGATGCTGAGAAGCGTCCAATTGTGACTGGCGTATACTTTACAACAGAAACACCAGAAGAGCCCTTGATGGTTCCACTTCCTACGGTATTTAAGTTTGCAGAAAAAACTGGAACAATCGGTATTCAAAGAATCCATCCGCTCCCCGACAATAAGTTTATTCAAGTCGGCGCAGCAGGTATGGGGTTTGTTCTTATGCACCGAAACGCAATAACTAAGATTTTAGAAGCAGTGCCTGGGGCTCCACTCTTTACCGAAGTTGGCGTGGATAAGTCTTTTATGGGAGAAGATATTTACTTCTTTGCCCTATGTGACAAGGCCGAGGTCCCAGTATGGTGCCACACAGGAGCAACCGTACCCCATATGAAACGCTTCTCATTTGATGAGCACTACTACAAGGCATTCTTCGGTGGCGCTAAGCCAGAAGATAAATCAAATTTAATTTTACCAAAACGCTAAGGAGATAACAATGCCAACTGGCAAAGAAGGTAGCACGCTAACTGCAGAGTTGAACAGGCTCGCTGGCATTACTGATATTACCAAGTATCAGGATGCAGATGGCGCAGCAAACGTCTGGGCTGGTACAACTGGTAAAGCACTCCTGGGAGCGCTGAACTATAAGGCTAGTTCTTCACGTCAGCCTAATGATTACAAAGGTCTTAATGCAGTGTGCAACGAGATTGCTGGAACAACAGGCAAAGAAGCGATAGTAGCCCTAAGGAGCATCAACGTATGACAACTACCCTATCAAATATGATTGATGAAGTTCTTATCAACCTTGCTGGTTACACCTTCCAACAGGACCGAGCAACTTATCTCACAGCAGATGTAGCAAACGTAGCATCAACCATTGCTGCTCCTATCAACCTTTCTCTTGGCTCAACAGAGTCAATCGGTAAGGGTGTTCTTGAGATTGAAGAAGAGTTACTCTGGGTTGATGGATATGACCGTGTTGCAAGTCAGGCTACGGTTTCTCCATTTGGACGTGGCTATCTTGGAACCGAAAGAGCAGCACACGTTGCTGGAACAAAGGTAACCATTGCTCCTACATTCCCACGCTTTGTAATCAAGCGAGCAATCAATGACACAATCCGAGCAATTGGTTCTTCAATCTTTGCAGTCAAGTCAACAGAGTTTACATTTAACGCAGCAATTTCAGCGTATGCTTTTGCTAACCTTAACATCTCAAACATTATGTCAATTTCTTGGCAGAGTATCGGACCATCTAAAGAATGGATTCCAGTACGTCGTTGGTCTTGGGACTCATCAGCAAATGCAGAGGCTTTTGGTTATGTGACTGGAACAGATACTGTACAGGTTGTTACTATTGGTGACGCTATCACACCTGGCCGTACTGTCCGCGTAGTCTACGCAACAGACCCACTACCGTTTACAACAAATGCTCAGGATTATGCAACCCAATCAGGGCTCCCAGAATCTACACGTGACGTGGTAATTCTTGGTGCCTCATACAGAATGTTGACTTATCTGGACCCTGCTCGCGCAGCACAGACAAGCCCTCAGGCGGACGAGACAGACTCTAAGCGCCCATACGGTGCATCACAGACTGCTACCAAGCAACTCTATGCATTGTACACACAGCGTCTTAATGAAGAAACAGCAAGACAACAATCGAACTATCCAATCCGCGTCCACTACAGCCGATAGGTAAAAAATGCCAACACGTAACTATTCCTCCCGTTCCCAGCAAACAACGCTAACTGCAGGTCTCAATGCCTCTGCTACAACAATGACAGTACAGAGTGCGACAGCACTTCTTGGTGGTGTTAGCGGTGCTTCCATTACAACAACATCTACCTTTACAGTAGTCATTGACCCAGACACGGCTCTTGAAGAAATTGTAGATGTTACTGGCGTTTCTGGGACTACACTAACAATTGTCCGAGCGGTTGATACAAGTCCTTCAACTGGCGTTGCTCACTCTGCTGGCGCGGTAGTTCGTCATATGGCAATTGGCCGCGACCACCGTGAATCTAACACTCACATTGAGGCAGTACGTGCAAACTCTGCAACTGCACACGGAATTCCACTTGCTACAATAATTCTTAATTCAGACACTGGTACAGTTTCGACTACAATGCTTGCAGCCAATGCTGTAACTACTGCCAAGATTACTGATGCTAACGTAACTACAGCAAAAATTGCTGACAGCGCAATCACTTCGGCTAAGATTGCTGACCTAACAATCGCCACAGGCGACATTGCAGACTCTGCTATTACAAGCGGTAAGATTGCAACTGGTGCTGTAGGTACAACCAAGATTGATGACCTATCCGTAACAGAAGGTAAGTTAGCACCCAACGCAGTTACCACTGCTAAGATTTCAGATAGCAATGTTACAACTGCAAAGATTGCAGACCTTAATGTAACTACTGGCAAGATTGCAGACTCAGCAATTACCTCAGCCAAAATTGCTGACGGAACTATTGTGGCTGGAGACATTGCAGATGGTGCTATCACCTCAGCCAAAATCCTAGATGCAACAATTGCTACTGGCGACCTAGCCGACGGTGCTGTAACTTCTGCCAAGATTGCAGATGCAACCATTGTAAACGCTGACGTATCAGCAACCGCTGCTATTGCCAAGACTAAGTTGGACTTGGGTGGAACTATTACCTCTGCCGACTTGGTAGACGGAACAATCGTTAACGCAGACATTAACGCAAGTGCAGCAATTGCACTGAGCAAGTTGGCTGTAGACCCACTGGCTCGTGCTAATCACACAGGCACACAAACAGCATCAACTGTTTCAGACTTTGATACACAGGTACGTACTAATCGTCTAGACCAGATGGCTGCCCCTACTTCTGCCGTTGCTCTAAATGCTCAAAAACTTACAGGTGTTGCAGACCCAACTAACGCACAGGATGCAGTAACTCTTAACTACATTACTACCCAAAAGGGTGCAGTTAACGGTCTTGCCGAACTTGATGGAAATGGATTAGTTCCAACTCATCACCTTCCAGCCCTTGCTATTACAACCACACAGGTGGTTAACTCACAAGCCAATATGCTTGCACTTACTGCACAAATTGGTGACGTTGCGGTTCGTACAGATGTAAACAAGTCATTCATTCTTACAGCAACTCCAGCCTCTACTCTTGGTAACTGGCAGGAACTTCTTACCCCAACAGATGCAGTTCTTTCTGTAGATGGTAGCACTGGAGCAGTCAGCCTTTCAGGTACATACATCAATAGAACTACAGGTCAGTTGCTTGGCAATTTAGACGCTAACACACATAAGATTACAAATCTTGGAACTCCGACATCAGATAACGATGCAGCAACTAAGGTCTATGTAGATACAGTCGCAGGTTCTGCTACTGCTGCTGCAGCCAGTGCTGCTGCCGCTGCTGCCTCATACGATTCATTCGATGACCGTTACCTTGGTTCTAAATCAACCCCACCTACAGTAGACAATGATGGTAACACACTTCTTGAAGGTGCTATCTACTGGAACTCAGTATCTAACGCAATGCTTGCGTGGGATGGAACTGAATGGGCTTCTATTTCATCTACCTCAGATATTTTCCGCTATCGCTACACAGCATCAGGTGGAGAAACATCAGAGTCTGGTCCAGATGATAATGGGCTAACGCTGTCCTACCTCCCAGGCAAAGAGCAGGTATACCTTAATGGTGTACTTCTTGCTCGTACATCTGACTACAACGCTACAAATGGAACTAGCATTACAGGACTTGCAGCCCTTGCTGCTGGTGACATTCTAGAAGTTATTACCTTTACAGCATTTGAACTAGCCAACGTATTATCTCCTACACTTTTTGATGCTAAAGGAGATTTACTTGCTGGTACTGGTGCAGACACTGTAGGAAAGTTAACTCTTGGAACTAATGGTTATTTCTTAAAGGCTAACTCTGCAACTGCTACTGGTCTTGAATGGGCCGCAGTTGACTTATCTGCATATCTAACATCTTCAACAGCAGCATCAACATATGCAACAATTACTAGTGTTCAGACTGCAAATGAAGAACAAAACATTATGACAATTATGGGAGCATACTAATGACTAAAGCCCGCGACCTAGCCAACGCTGGTACAGCCCTAACATCTGTATCAGCAACAGAATTAGGATACCTAGATGGTGTTACTTCTGCTGTGCAAACACAACTTAATGCTAAACAAGCGGTTGTATCTGGAGTAGATTCTACAGAGATTGGCTATCTAGATGGCGTAACATCTGCTATTCAAACACAGATTAATGCTAAGGCTAACTCAACATCTCCAACCCTTACAACTCCAGTCATTATCTCTCCAGAAGAGCGTATGACTGTATCTGCTACAGCAGCAACTGGAACTATCAACTTTGATGCAGCAACACAGGGTGTGCTTTACTACACATCAAATGCTTCCGCTAACTGGACATTAAACGTTCGTGGTACATCTGGTGCTACACTAGATAGTATTCTTGCAACTGGAGATGCAATTACTGTAGCCTTTCTTGTTACTAATGGCTCAACCGCATATCGTCATACTGCAATGACTATTGATGGTACATCTGTTACACCAAAGTGGTCTGGTGGAACTGCTCCTGCTTCTGGTAACGCATCATCAATTGATGCTTACTCGTTTACAATTATCAAGACTGCATCAGCAACCTACACCGTACTCGGTGCTGGTCCAATCAAATACGCATAAGGAGACATAATGCCTTTATTTACACCTATTGGTGGTGGAGGAATTGGTAAGGCTACCGTAACTGGTACTACTGGTTCACCTTCCGTAGATACAACAACACGTGCTGGTAAAACTATCTATCGCTTTACTGGTTCTGGAAGTATTACTGTTGGAACTGCTGGTACTGCAGAAGTTCTTGTTGTAGGCGGTGGCGGTGCGGCTGGAAATGGTGGCGGCGGCGCGGGTGGTGTCCTCTATGATGCACAGCGCTATTTGCCTTCTGGAACATTAACCGTAAATGTTGGTGCTGGCGGTTCAGGTGGAAATGGTGGAGGTACTTACGCCTATCAAGTTACTGGCACAAGCGGTAGAGCAAGTTCAATCGGTCAATTGGCTATTGCTCTAGGTGGCGGCAACGGTTCATCGTTTGGTGGTAACAACGCAGGTGCTGGTAGCCCAGGGGGCTCTGGAGGTGGTGGAAATAATACTTCTGGAGGTAGCGGATTTAGTGGACAAGGAAACGCAGGCTCATCTTCATACTATGGCGGTGGGGGTGGTGCAGGAGCAGCAGCGACGAACAGCAACGGAGGAGCAGGTATTGCTAACTCTATAACAGGTGCTTCAGTTATGTACGGCGGTGGAGGTGGTGGGTTTGCAAATTCGACAGGTGGTTCAGGTGGCGGTGGTAACGGTGTGAGTGGTGACACTGGAACAGGCGGGTCAGGAACAGCCAACACAGGCGGTGGAGCAGGAGGCGGTTCTTTCGGCGGTGCTGGCGGTTCAGGCGTAGTGATTGTGGTGATTGGATAATGGCACATTTTGCAAAGATAGAAGACGGAATAGTACGAGAAGTAATTGTAGTAAACAACGAAGTATTACACGATGAGAACGGTGTAGAGCAAGAGTCAATTGGTATCGACTTCTGCAAGTCACTATATGGCGCAGATACTGAATGGGTGCAAACATCTTACAATGGTTCATTTCGTGGCAAGTATGCAGGTTCAGGAGACAAATGGGATGGCACTAACTTTGTGTCACCATCAACAGAGGAAGGTAGTAACTAATGGCTACAACATCAAAGGTGCTCTTTAGAGGAGCAGCATCAACATCAAGCACGACACTATACACAGTGCCGTCAGCAACAACTACAATAGTTACCAATATAGCAGTAGTTAATACTGCTAGTTCTGCTGGTACTTTTACTTTGTTTCTTGATGATGTTGACCTTCACACAACTGCTGCAGTCGCAGCAAACACAACAGTGTATATTGACTTAAAGCAAGTTTTGGCTACAACTAAAACCATTAAAGGTTTAGCCTCAGCAACAACAATTGACTTTCATATTAGCGGAGTGGAGATTTCGTAATGGCAATTTCAATATTCCCGGTTCCAGTAGCATCTACAAGCGCCGCTAGTTCTATTGTGGCGGCATCTGCTAATACAATGTATGAAGGTGTTTCAAATTTTTCTGCTGGCGTATATACAGTATCGTGCGTATCTACAACTATAACAAATTTTGAATTCTACAGTGGAGCAGGAAATCTTATTCTTGCTGGAGTAACTTCTTCTGGAACTGTTCAAATTAACTTAGCATCTAGTGCTGACAGAGTTCGTTTATATACAAATACTGGAACAAACGTTGCCGTCACCATTACTAAAACTGCAGACTTTTTAAGCAACGTATTTAGTGGCACACTAGATACAATTACAACTCTTGGAACATCTACTTATACTGGAACAAGCGCATCTGGTTTTGGTTATGCCGTTGTTATTGGAGGAGGCGGTGGTGGTGGTGGAGGTAACTTCAACAATACCGCAGGTACTCCTGGTGGCGGTGGCGGTGGTGGTGGTGGTATTGCCGCCAAACTTGTACAACTTACTGGTTCAATGACTGTTGTTATTGGTTCAGGCGGTGGTGGTGGTGCTGGCGCTGGTAGTTTTGGTGGTTCTGGTGGAACTGGTACTGCTGGAGGTAATAGTACATTTGCTGGAATGACTGCAGGTGGTGGTGGTGCTGGTGGTGGTTGGGGTGCAACTGGCGCAGGTGGCACAGCATCTGGAGGAACTGTAAATACTACTGGTGGTGCAGGTGGAGGAAACTTTACTGCAGGAGCCACAACTCCTTCAACTTATGCGTTTGTTAAAAGTGGAACTACGGGTGGCGGCGGTGGCGGTGCTCAATTTAACACTGGAACAGGCGGTGCAGGTGGTGGAAGCGGTATAGGAACTGGCGGCGCTGGTGGAAATCCAAACGCTAGTGGTGGTGGTGCTTCTGGTTATGGTGCTGGTGGCGGAGGCGGTGCTTCTAACTCTGGTAACGGTGGATCAGGATCACAAGGCGTTCTTTACGTACTTCGCTTCTAATTAAATTTTATCCCTGAGTATGGATTAAAACTGCTCAACTAATTTTTTTCCTAGTAGTGGAGGTATGCCTTGGCTGGCAGAGATATTACAGATGGTCGTGGTGATGCGCTTGGTAATGCTCGCTCCATTGCCACAGATGTCGGCGTAGTTGCGTCCTCATCAGTATGGCAGAACACATCTGAAGCATATGATGTAGCAGTAGGCGGACTCCCATTTTTCTATGCAATTAATGACTCACGCCCATACATTCGTCAGACTGCACCCTTTCGTAAGGACCAGTTCGACAACGGGCAAGAGCCAGGTGAGCAATCACTTACTGGTTGGTGGATTCGTTCTCAGTCATCTTTCCACAACGGTGATGGGATTAAGTTCTACGACCCTACCGCAGGTGAGACTGTTGCCTTTAGATTTGCCGATAGCCGAGGCGTAAACGTCTGGACAAAGGGACAAGTTACACTTCTTAAGACGACAGCGGAAGCAAATCACTTTACATCTGGTGCGATTACATCTAACCGACCAACTCAGCAATTGCGTTCTATTCAGTGGGGAACCACAAATGGTGTACTTCTCTGGGATGACCACGATGTAGACAAGATTGACTCTGCTGGAGCAGTCACCCACTTTGTTGACTATGTTGCAGGGACAGACTATCCAGTCTATGCACTCTGTGACGATGGAACAAATGCTTTCTGGGCTACCCGCATTCTTGATTCTGGTGTTGCCAAGACTGCAGTATACAAGAAACCTTTGACTGGATTTGCTGGAGATTCTCCAGATACAACAGCACAGATGTTTAAGGATAGTTCTATCGTTATCTCTCGTGGCACAATGGAGTACGTCAAGGACCGTATTGTGCTTGCTGCAAACAACAAAATCTACGAGTTCTCTAGCAGTGCAGCAGCACTACCCTCTCCAGTTTATACACATAGTGATTCTGATATTGTGTTTACAAGTATTGCAGCCTCTGGCTCAGCCATCTATGTAGCAGGATATAGTGGAATTCAGTCATCTATCTTTAAGTTCACACTTAATACCTCAGGTGTAATGCCAACATTAACTACTGCTATTACTGCAGCAGAGATGCCAGCGGGCGAAAGAATCCACAAGATTGGATACTACCTTGGCTATATGCTTATTGGAACCGACAAGGGAATCCGTATTGCCACAGCATCAGATGTTGATGGAGCGATTAACTACGGCCCACTTCTTGTTGAGACAAGCCAGCCTTGCTATGACTTCTCCTTCCGTGACCGCTTTGTGTGGTGTGCAACTGGAGTAGATGGCACCCCTGGAGTAATCCGTATTGACTTAGGTGCTGAGATTGAGCAGATGCGTTTTGCTTGGGCTAACGACTTGAACGTTGAAGAAGTTACTGGCTATGCCACAACCTCTTGTGCTTTTGCTGGCGAAACAAATCGTCTAATATTTTGCACAACAGCCCTGACTATGGGCTCTATAAGCAATAAGGCTTTGACTTCTAATGTAGCAACCCTAACCACATCCGCTGCCCACAATCTAGTGGCTGGCGATAATGTGTGGATTGAGGGAGTTGACGCAACGTTTAATGGTAAGTACGCAGTTGCAACAACACCAACCGCAACAACTTTTACTTACGCTAAGACAAACACAGATGTAGCCTCTGCAGCAGTATCTCCAGTAGGAACTGTCCGCAAGATTGGCAGCATTAACATTGAGGCAGATACAACTTTACGTCCATCTGGCTACCTAACTACAGGTAACCTTCGCTTTGCAACCCTTGAGCCTAAGAACTTTAAGCGTCTTATTGGACGCGGTGACTTTAGATACGGCTCTGTCATTATGGAAACAGTTGACGCTAATGGTACTGAATACGACCACATTACTTACGATGCATCAATTACTCCAGTTGAGGTAGCAACACTTCAGCCAGATGGTGCACGTGAGTTCCTTGCTTATAAGTTTGTCTTAAGTCGTGATACGACAACCACATCACAAGGTCCAATCTTTAAGGGTTATCAGGTAAAGGCAACAATCGCTACACCACGTCAGCGAGTAATGCGCTTTCCTGTCTACTGCTTTGACATTGAGACTGACCGCTTTAACGTACAGGTTGGATACGAAGGCAGAGCCTTCGAGCGTCTACTTGAACTAGAGGACGTAGAAGAATCTGGTGACGTACTCACCTGGCAAGACCTGACAACTGGCGAGTCTCGTCAAGTTGTTATCGAACAAATATCATTCACCCGTATGACTCCACCTGACCGTCGCTTTGATGGATTTGGTGGTGTAATCGAAATTACCGTGAGGACTGTGTAATGGCTGCAGCAGAATGGGCAGCCTTTGCTGTCGCACTAATGACAATAACAGCAGGGTTTGCTGGCTTTGTAAAGTGGCTTGTTAAGCACTATCTATCAGAGTTAAAACCAAATGGGGGCGGTTCCGTTAAAGACCAAGTGAACCGATTGGAACAACGAGTTGACCAAATCTATCTCCTCCTCTGCGAGAAGGAAAGCAAGTAAGTTAGCAGTATTATTTATTTTAATTGGAACAACTTTTGTCTTCTATCCCCAAGCCAATGCGGCCACAGCCTATGCGGATGTGACTTGTGCTACACAGGATGGAACTCAGCAGACATATCAAATTGGATGGGATAACAGTAACCAGTTCTTTGCAGATAAGGGTTACATCCCTAGGTTATTTTGCGAGGGCGGATATGCACCACCAGGATTCAATGTTTACGTTAGTGATAATCTTTCTGATAGTGCTACTGGTTACTACAATGGCGTAGTTCCAACACCTATCGAAAATCCTGAGACTGGGACTGCAACCTCTGAAACTCCAACTGTTGAGTCAGAAACTTCAACTGTTTCTTCGCCTGAACCAACTCCCTCTCCGAGTCCTTCAACAGAAGATTCTCAGACTGCAACTGTTGAATCTCAGACTGTGAGTGTTGATACTGAGACAGCCAATGTTGAGACACCAACATCCACGAATGACTCCCAGACTTCAACTTCTGATACTGCAACACCTGTGCTACCAGTAGAAACATCAACGGTAGATACCCAAACAGTAGAATCAATTCCAACACCTGTAGTTACTCCTCTTCCCGACCCAGTACCAGTAGTACAGCCAGAGCCAGTAGTGGTATCGCCACCAAGACCAGAGCCTGAACCAGAACCATTACCTGAACCTACTCCAGAACCAGAACCTGAGCCTGAGCCAGAACCCACGCCTGAAGACGTAAACGAACCTGGCCTTGAAATTCCCGAAGAGCCAGTTGTTGAACCAACTCCTGAAGAAGAGACTCCAATTGAGGAACCAATCACGGAGCCAGAAATCACGGAGCCTGAGGTCGTTGAGGAACCAGAGCCACTTGAGCCTGAGGTCATACCTTCTGAGCCAGAGTCTTCTCAACCTGAATCTCCATTCGTGGAACCAACACAACCAGAAGTTGTAGTCCTTAATGATACGACGGACCTTTCATCATTAGCACCAGACACGCCAGTAGAACTGGAGAACGGTGTAATTCTTACGGCTGAAGTCGTAATAGCACTTCAACTATTAGAAAACCCAGCAAAACTTTTATCACAGATATTCACCGACCCTGGACAAGTCTTACTAGCCCTGGGAAGTATCGGTGCAGATATGTCCCCTGAGGCGCGTGAGAAATCAGAGAAGGTAATTATCTCTGCAGTCATTGCAGGAAACATAGCCACTCAAGCAGCAGCATCTGCTGCCCTCGCAGCATACAGGAGAAACATATGAAGAAGTTCATCTCAGATATTGCCAACCAACTATGGACACTCTTAGGAATGTTCGTGGCCTGGGTGGTATTAGAAGGTTCGGCTAAGACAGTGGTGGGCTACGCAATCATTGCAACCCTTGCAGTCTGGTCTATCACACTCAACATCCGAAATATGAAGGACGAATAATGGACACATTTAAGAA